ATGTCATCACCTGCAGCACGCAGACATGCAAAAGCAGAACTTCATGAACTTGAAGAGTATGCAGAGCATCATAAAGATGAGATCGAAGCAGGAGATCATCATGATCCTAATGCACTAGAAATCTTCTGTGACTTACATCCTGATGAACCAGAATGTTTAATTTATGACGATTGATGACTATCTTTTAGGTCATTGGCACAACAGACAGCAAGCACAAAGTAATCCCCATTGTTTTTCTCAATGTGAGATAATATGGGAAAAAGAGGGGGATTTTTTTGTTTCAAAGAACTTCTATAGATCGCAAGAGCATAATCCATATAGACACAAAAGACATAAATGGGTACAAACGTCTGCTACGACTGGTATTATGCAGAATTACCGCCTGGACTTGACAAGACATGAAGAATGTGATATGATGTTTACGTTTCACGATGAATCGTGGCATGGTAAACTTGACAGTACGAAATGCCTCGGTGAACGAGGCAATCGTATTGTTTCTGAAATACATTTGTATGGTGACAAACTTACTTCAAAGGATCAAGGGTTTGACGATAAAGGAAATCTCGTTTGGGGTTCTCCTAATCTGTTTCATTTCCTTCGGCATTAATGCTTGTACAGCACCTGTCACAGATCCTGCACCTAATCCTTCAACGTTATGGAAATTAAAGAAAAATTAAGAGCACAGGTCAAAAGTAAATTCTACTATTGGTTCTGGGGAACAGCAACTTTATCGGTATTCATAGGTCAAATATATGTTGGCAGTGGGTATCGTAGAATGGCAGATACACATGATGCTATCTCTGCAGATATAAACTTATTGGTAGAAGTATTGACAATGCCTTTGGAAAGACAGGTACCAACATACCCGAAATATTATTAAGGAAATCGAAAGAGATCCTTAAGATACTGGTAAAATGTTAGGGTTTCATGATAAAATAGTATCGACAAATACAGGAGACACATGAGTGGAGACACAGGAATACATCAGCAACCCCTAAAGTTTTACTCCGACCATATGTCTGAAGCTAAGAAAATCATTATTGAAAAAACAATTTCTTACCATAGTCAGACATCGACGGAATTGACCGATGAAGAATGGATTGAGATGATTGCATTAAAACAAGCAATTAGTGAAAACCCTGCATCTGTACATCCTGATAAGATGGAGTATTATACAGAATTGGTGGTAAAATCTGATGTGATGTATCAGACTAAACCTTGGAGGAAAGGAGGAGCGTTACAGGAATAAATAATAAAAAAGCCTATAGGTAAATGGCAGAGAGACTTGACATAGATGGTATCTTTAACGAACGTGAAGTAAACTTTATCGGTAAAGATGGTTTCTTCTGGTGGGTTGGCGAAGTTGAGGACAACGAAGACCCTATGGAACTTGGTAGGGTAAAGGTTCGTATTCTTGGATTTTATACAAACTTTCAAGGAGGAACTGTAGCAGACCTACCTTCTTCTGCATTACCTTGGGCAACAGTACTACAACATACATCACAAGCAGGAAATGACGGACAGGGAGAATCGTCTGGTCAACTTCAACCTGGTGCTATCGTCATGGGATTCTTCATGGATGGAGAACATGCACAAATGCCTATAGTTATAGGTGTGATGAGAGTCAATAAGTCAGATGCAACTATAAAAACAAGAGAATTTTCTTTTACCGATCAAGATATACCTGTAGGTTTAGCACCTAATAGTGCTGCTATACATCCTGGTGATAAGAATATAACAAATCCATTAGCACCATTAAGACAGAGCACAAATAATACAGTATCAATACCTGGTTCAACTACAACTTCACTAGGTGGTAGTGGATCACCTAAAAATATAGGATCAACTAAAGGTGTATTTGGTAGTTCTGCTAACCCAATCAAGGCATTAGATCCTATGAAACCAATACCTGCAGCTAATGGTGTTGGAGGTCCTTGGAAGACACTAGAATATAAACTTTCTTATTTGATAGAAGATCTTGCTTCTACTTCTTCTCATTTGGTAAAAGCAGAGGGTGGAGATTATCTTGATTTGGTAAGTGGTAAGTTATTTAAAAAGTCGGAGTTGACAATTCATATCAATAATTACTTGGGTTCTTTATTTGCTCAGGTTATATCTGCTATGCGTCAAGCACTGATAAATTTAGCAGAGGATCTCAAACTTACCAACATGCTCCTCTTATCTACAGGAGTTCCATACAATATTATAACAGCAGTACAAACAGCAATTACAAAGGTATTAACTTCAGCAGTTACATTAGACGCATCTATATCAACATATACTGCTACACCATTAAAAACAGTTACTGACGTACTTGATCAGTATCTTGCTAATTGCGTTGATAAACCTACATTTGTTGTTAACACAGTAGATGATATTACATCTAGTATAATCACAGATGTTGCTAAAATAATTAAGGACATAGGAGATCTAACTAAATCTATTACTACAACAGTAAATGGTGTAGGAGAAGCAACTACTATAATTACAGCATGGGAACAATCGACTGGTATATTTCATTTACAGACTGCACTAGAATTTGATAACGTTAATATATCTGGTATCATTGATCTTATCAATAAATTTGAGAACAATATATCTAACAGACCTATCAACTCAGGTAAATCAGCAGGATGGTATCCTTTAACTGGTATTACCACTACAGATAAAACTGATACGATATTCAGTCAAATATATGATGATGCAGATCCATATTTAACTTCTGCAAAAAATCATCTTAATGGGTCGTATGAATTATATCTTGGTACACCTGGTCGTCAAGGTGAGGTACAAAAGAAAGTAAATGGTACAACTCATACCTCTTTACTATACAATAACTCACACTACGCAGAGAAAAAGGCAAGAGATCAATATAGGAAAGATAATCCTGATGCTACTGAAACAGAGATTGCAGCAGCAGTTGAAGCATTTAGACTAAAACAAACAAATAATAAAGGTGATGTTGGATCAATAGTTGCAGATCATATATCATGGGCAGGTGTATTGACACAAGAAGTGCATGGTGATGATTGTAAATTAGTTAATGGTACATATGCAAGGACTATTGATGGTGACTATCATTTAAAAATAACTGGTAATTGTCATCTAGAAGTGGGAGGAGGATTCTTCTTGAGTGCTGAAGGATATGATGCAAGTACAAGCACAACACAGAAACATGCAATTAAATTTGGATCTGATGTTGATATGAATATCGTAGGTGCTGCATTAGAAATGCATAGTGCTGAGTTTAGATTAGACTCTGTAGTAACAAAAATAACTGGTATTCAATATGAGAACTCATACCAACAACAATCAAGTAGTGGATTGGAATTGACTTTTACCGCAGAGAGTTCTATTCAAATGGTTACTCCACATATATTAGAACTTATCAATACAGAGAAACCAACAAGTAATAAGCAACTCGTTGGTAAGAGAACCATAGTAAATGGTGGTGTAGAGATTCTAATGAAACCAACTAAAGCATCTGATTACTATGTTTCTCTAACTAACACCAAGGCATCATATAAACAGATCATACCAGACTCATATACTATCAAGAGAGGTAGTGCCACTCTATCAAGTGTCTAATGCCACTTGACGAAAGTTCATAAATATCTTATACTGAAAGTAACTACAAGTTTATTATGGAAAGAGATCTTGAGCCATATTTGGCACACATTTTTGTCAACTTCTCAAAACGTTCTATTAAGTTAATGGACGATGAGGGATATGAACAAGATGTGACTTTTAAATTTGATGATGAAGGTGCTGAGGGTTTCGCTGAAAGTGTTAACAGGATTAGTAATGATCCTTTCTTAGATTCTGATATGGTTACTTATTGTTTCGCAACAGCATGACAGACATTCAAGACATTACAGAAGAAGAGGCGATTAAAAACTTACCTTTTCTATTGTCATTAACAAAGAGAAACAGAACAGTTTGGAGAATTAAAAGTCCAGATGGTTCAGTTGCTCTATTATCACCAGTAATTCAATCAGGTCCTCCTATATCAGAGGAAGTGATTGATCAAGTTGAAGAGTTTCGTAACAGGTTTTTGAACGATGAAAGTTCCCAACTGGCAACACCACTCGAAGAAAGAATTAAAGAGGCATCTTAAACCTCAGAAACTTCGTCAAGCTAGAAAGCGATTAAAAATGCTCATTTCAAAACTACGGAGGAACAATGGCGAAGGTAATTCAATTCCCTAGTAGGGTACAGACAGCAGAAATGGAGTATGAACTCATACTCTCAGAAGTAGAAGATAGAATAAAATATTATAGTAATGAATTGGACAAAGCAGGTAAATTATATAACCTACTTCTCCAAAATAAAGACGAAGATGTCTTATAAATAATTCTTGTAACCAAAGGTGTGATTATTCGTGGCAACTAGAAAGATTTCACAATTAGAAACAATATCTGACGCTAACCTATCAGGTGAAGCAATCCTTCCAGTTGTTGTATCTGATCCTCTAATACCTAATAGAAAAGCAAAGGTAAATCAACTATTCAAAGGACTAGCACAGGGCACAAAAGATGCACCTGGATTATGTTTCGATTTGGATAGAGATAGTGGCATATATCAAAATGCCTATGACCAAGTGGGAATAGCATTTGGTGATGGTGGTTTGTATATGACTAGGATCATTAATACTGCAGATAGCACATCATTATACGTTACTGCTGTTGACGATACTGCTAACAATGCTGATATCGTTTTTGCACCCAAGGGTACTGGTTCTGTTAAAGTTACAGGTCAGTTCCTTATTGCAGACCAATCTTTCGTATTAGAAGATGCACAAGGTCCTAAAGCAAGATTTGAAGTAAGTAATGTTGGTACTGGTACCAATACTAGAATCATGACATTACCTGCTATTACATCTGGTAATGGTACAACTCTAGTTGGTTCTGATACACAACAGACACTAACTAATAAAACTATTCTTATTGATGAAGATAACTTAGTTATTACTGATCAAGCAGATGAAGCAATATTTCAAATCAACTGGGCAATAACATCTGGTGCAAGACGTTCTTACTTCTTACCTGATGGTGGTACAGTAACTACAACTACTGAACCAACTGCAACTGCATCTACATTATTAGATACAAAGGCAGAACAAACAGCATTAAGTAAGACTCTCGTTAATCTTAAACTTGCAAAGGACGCTGAAACAGCAACCAACTGGGCACAATTTAACACTACTGCCTTAACTGCTAATAGAACAATCACAATGCCAGACCAAAACATTGAGTTGGTCGGTACTACAGCGACACAGATTTTATCTGGTAAAACAATATTATCCGCTATATTAGCAGACCCAACAGATAATACTAAAAAAATTACATTTAGTATTGCAAATCAAAACACAATTTCTAACGAAACTTTTCAGTTCCCTCCTACCAATTTACTAAATAACTCAGGTGCTACGAACACGATAGTATCTGAACTTGCTACGCAAGATATTTACAATAAATCTCTGTATTCACCTGCGATTAAATTTCCAAATAATACAGATGGTCAGATAACTTTATCAGCAGAGGGTATCACAGGTCCTCGTGTTATTAAGTTTCCTGACGCTAACGCTACTCTGTTATCTACAGAAAACGTTACACTTGATGATGTTCAATTTGGAGCAGGTATCGGTGCTAACAACTTAACTGGTTTGACCAGACAACAACAATTCTTTTATTCTGGATTCTAATAAATGGCTAAACAAGGAATTTTAGCAAAATCAAAACCTAG